CAAAACGCAAGCAACAAAAAAGGGCCCACCTTTCGGTGAGCCCTTCTAGACCGCCCAGCAGAGCGGATTTTGTTTGGTAGGCGCGATTGGACTCGAACCAACGACCCCCACCATGTCAAGGTGACCCCTAAACCAATTCAACCATATGATCTATAAGAGAAAAGTATAGTTTTATGTATGGTGCAAAACCGCCACATCGCCCTATAAGAATCAATAACTTAGCGTTGTATATTCCTACAGTAGCGCCCATCTCTACGGCGTCCTGCCGACCGCACACCACCCACAACCCTACAGCTCGTCGTTTCACCCTCGCCCGATTCTTGCGTCTGAATTACTGTATATCCGAACAGTACCGATAAGGCATCACCATGGACCCACTCGACATAGAAGACACCAGCGATTGGCTTGGCTGCCCGACTGAGCTTGAGACCTGCCGTTACTTCCTGCGCACGTACGAGAACGAAATTCAGGAACTCACCCTGCAAATGCGCAAGGCAAGGGAGGACGTCTTCGGCCTGGTGCAAATGCATGCGGACGTATCCAGGGAGAGGGACCAGTTGCGGACCGAATTGGCCAAGGCTAAGACAGAGCTCGCAGATTCAAACCGTAGAGCCACTGATATTGAGACGAAAAGCAACTGGGAACTGATGGCCAACAGCAGACACATTAGCGAACTCACCCTCAGGCTCCGCGAGCTCACCGGCGAGAAACCGTTCGATAGCCCTTTCCCCCATCAGCGAGACACCTCCCTCACGTAAGCCTGGCATGCGGCCAACGCGATTAGTCCTTGGTCACCGGCATCGGTGATGGCGACAATTCGTTGAGCATGCGCTGGGTCAAGTCGGGCGCGCGCTCCTCCATGAACCATGCCGCCGGCTTCGGTATTGGCTGGCACTGAACAGCCACCGGCTGGATTCTCGGCAATGAGGACTGACAGCCGCAAATCAGAAGTAGCAAGGCGATCGCGCAAGCGGGCTTGATTGCGTTGAGCATCGCTCAGTTCCTTGTAGTGGGTTTGTTCGCTGGTCGACAGCCGCCGCTCGAGCGCCAGACGCTTGTCTTGATCAGCGCGCACCTGAGCGGCAGCTGCATCGCTGATGTTGGTTAGGTCGGCCTGATGGGTACCGGCCTGCTCGGTCAGCTGCTTTCCGTAGCGCCAGTCCTGAACCTTCCACACCGCGCCTGCGGCGATCAGCAACAGCACCAGCACTCCGGCTAGTGCAAACTTCAGCGATGCTGGGCTCATGGCACATCCTTGAAGAAGACGTGTCGACCGAGCTTCAGCGTTTGCTTGGCACCCCTCGCCCAGACTGGTGGATTCGGCATGGTGATCGCGTAGTAGTGCGTGGCACCCCCAGTGGGATCAGGCACTTTGCCGGCCATCACCTGCTCAGCGGCGATCTGAGCCTGGGCAAACTCGCGGAATGGGATAGGCTTCGCGCCACTCAGGTAAGCAAAGTTCGGGTCGTTCCTGTTCCAGCAGCTGAACTGGTACGGCTTCTGGCAGACGCCGGCGTAACCCTCGCCCCACCACGACTTGTCCTTGCCATCGTTCACGCGGTTGCGGATCGTCCAGGCCACAGCGATCTGACCTGCGAGGCTTTCCCCGCGAGCCTCTCCCCACAGCGTGCGCGCGAGGATGTCGCGGTCTTTATCGGTTGCAATCATAACCTTTCTCCAGACGCAAAAACGCCGGCTTGCTTGCCGGCGTTCGTGAGGATCTGCAGCAATTGCTTTTCAGTGATAGACATTTTTCACCATGCTAGTTGGTACACTAAGCCCCACAAGGAGGGCCTATGCTCATCAAGAAACTGTTTGTTGCCGCGTGCTTTACTCTCACAATTGCTTCCGCCAATGCGACAGATGTGCTCATAGAGGCGTACGGCGATTCAACGACCGAGGGATGGCAAGTAATAAATGGCGCGAGCGTCATTTCGCCGAATAGCGAAACGAAGGTTCTGGAGCGAATGCTTCAGCAGAAGTACGGGACCGGAGTTCGTATTGCCAACCATGGTGTTGGCGGAACACAGGCCTCCCAACTGCTATACGGTGCGGATGGACGACATCCTGTATGGGAGGATCAAATGCGTGATTCTATTGCCAAGATTGTCACGATCAATATGAGCCTGAATGACGCATACTTTCAGTCTGCGCCTACCGCTGGAAATTTGGCCGAGTCTCCGCAAGCATATGCTGAAATACTAAAGCAGCTTATCTTTACGGCACGGAAGTACGGAAAAGAGGTGGTTCTATATGAGCCAAACCCAGTGTGCAAGGAGCCGCGCCAGAGTAAGCTTCAATACTATGTTGCGCACATGAATATCGTGGCATCAGCAACATCAGTGCCAATCGTATCGCACTACTATAGCCTTATTAACATGACGGGCTGGCAGAGCATGCTCTCCGACTGCGTTCATCCTTTTGATACCATGTATCAACTGAAAGCAGAGAGGGAATTTCCTATAGTTTCCGGAGTAATTGATAAGCTTCCTTGAATTATTTGCGCGTTTGTAGTTTATTTCAAGCGCGCAAATACAGGTTCAAGCATGGATAAAAACCGTATCATCCTTGAATTGACCAATATAATCAATCCACCTTTGATCGCTATCGCTAACAACTCCTTGATGCGGCCAATCGGATTGATTTTGAATGCTGGAAAATGATGCAATTACCACTTTCTCTTCCGCATCTAAAAAAGCAACATAAATATCCAATTAACCCCCTCAGAACACATAAGAAGAAATGCTGACAACGAAGTTATATGTGCCAGCAGATACTGACCCGCGATAATACAATGTTTGCGCAGTTAGAATTGGCAGATGCGGGAAAGATGAAACCATAGTTGCACCGGCTGTAGCACTTGTCCCCCCCTGAGCTACGCGACCAATTTCAATAGGTGATCCGCACAGAACTGCGCTTGCGCCCGCACTTGCCGCTGAAGATCCAACGGTGTAATCACCCCTGCATGTAACTGCGTTTCTTGGAACCACTGCGGAAATTGAGAACGATGTCAGCGATGCTTGTACGGTGGTGGTAGTGAATACAGTGTTTGTGGCGATGCTGATTTCGCGGTCTACCTGAAGCCCAATTACAAACTGACCGCTCCCATTTGTTCCCCATACGCTTATTAGGGCAGACGCAGTGTATCCAGCCGGCATACTTGCACCGCCGTAAACATTCGGCAGCAGCGCGCTTGTTGCATTGACTGCAAGTAGTGCAGAAGCGCCGTTCGAAGGGTTATAGATTGCATACAGCCCGACGAACCCTGAGAGCGGTGCGCTACCGGTATCCATACCGCCAGCGCCGATTGTGGCGAGATTGATGATCTTGCTGAAGCTGCTCAGTCGGTAAGTGGCACCGCCAAGTGACGATGCCACAACAACCTGATCAGATGTAAATGTCGCGCTTGCACTGGCGGCGACCAGAGACATTTTCGCGTTTCTAACTGAGCCAACAGCTCCCGGAGAAATCGAACGAATAGCATCAACCAAGTCAGCCGAACGCCCTTTCGTCGGCGAAACAGCCGCCGCTACCAACACCGCCATGATGTTTTCTTGGACATCATTCAGCCAGTCATCAGTTACAAGAGTTGCCTGAATGCCGCCAACCGGATCGCCGTCAGTGAACTTGTTATCAACCGTGGCGCCAGGCCCATCAATTCTGTGCATGCGTCAATCTCCATAGGCGAAGAGCGCGATCGTGTGCGCTGGCTTCAATTGATTTATTTTGCATTCGAGGGTGTCGTTGCCCCAGGTACGGAGGCGCTCGCCCGAAGCCGATAGCCCAGCTCGAAACTCTGTAACGCTGACCTCTGGCGCTCTGACCAGCCAGGTGTAAGCCCATGGCCCATTGGTCAAAGCATCGCCGGCGACGGACATGCCCGCGCGGAAAGGCCTGAACACCTCGATCGTCACCGCGTACCCAAGAGATGCAGCGATATCGATGAAGTACTCGGTCGACTGGCCACCGGTGCTGGCGAGCTTTGTTAGCAGTGCATTGCGACGCCCCTGCAGCGTTTCCTCGAGGACGCCCGAGCATTTGTCAGGTAGCCCCGCCACGCGCTCCCAATCCGGAAGTAGTTCAACGGCAGTGGCCGGGTTAACCTCTGGCGGCAGCACGCTGGCTCGTCCATCCACACGCGCAAGCTCGATCGACATCCCATCAAGGAGGTCGTGCAAAGTGGTGCCAGGGTCGCGAGGGAAGGCCTGTCCAGGTGGAAGCAGCGCTTTCAGCTGCTCCCTGTATTCAGCAGCTGTCGGCATTTCGCCTCCTAAAAGCTGGAGAAAGTAAGCGTGCCCAACACGGCCATGTGGCCAGTGGCGTGCGTCACATCTGCGGTCGGCGTGACGATCTGGTTATTGTCCTCACCGGCTGCGAGCGATACGGCTTCACGCAAACGGCTGATCAAGATCGTTCCACCAGGTGCAGAGTCACGGCCGATCAAGTCCGCCAGTTCGGCGCTAACTGCGTTCTGAACAGCTGTGGTGTTTGGCGTGAGCTTGATGGTCATGGCCAGAGGATCGGCGATTGGTGCCGCAACGAAGACTTCTGCTGTCACCGGCGCGAGAGCGTTGATGTACGCTTGGACCTCCGCTACCTTGGCCGGGGAAGGAATAATGCTCACTTCCTCGTCGCACACGAACAGCACCGTGACAGTGCCGACTCCCATCAGAAGCGGGTAAACCCAGACTCTGGTCACGCCTGGAACTTCAAGCGCCCACTGTTCGTAGTCAAAGGTCGCGCCGCCGTGAGGAGGTTGTTGAATACGGGCCAACAAGCGGGCCAACAGCCTCTCGTCGGACTCGACATCAACGCCGCCCTCGATCTTTGTGGCAGTCGTGCCAGTGGATTGAACGCCGGCTATCGGTGATAGCAGGAAAATCGGCAATCCAGATCCGAAGTTGCCAGCCTCGCCCGCCTCAAGTGCCAAGATGGGAACAACCAATGGGCCGCCGCCGAACACGGCATCCCCGAGCACCTTGTACTGGACGCCGTCTTGGCGTTGAACAATCGTGCCATCTAGGATTGTGGCGCCCGCAGTTCCGGAAAGTGCGTACTGCCCGGAAGCAAAGCCGGCGGTTTTACGGATTACCTTCCAGATCGCCGCCCAGCGTTCCAGGTATTCCTTCTCTGCAGTGTCGATGATCGATTGCTTGGCGATCCAATCGAGGTAGCCATACAACATGTGGACGGCGCCGGCCTCTGACTGGCCAACGATCCCGAGCAGTGAACGGCGGAGCACCGCACTGTCGACGCCAGTCACACGGCTGCTGATGTCAGTGATTACGCGGTTGATCAACTCAGTCAGCGTAGGTCGAGCAAATGGCATCAGGAAGACCTCTTTGCGGCTTGAGCCGACCATTCGTAATTGAATCGATAGCGGACCGGAGAACCGGTCGGCCGGAAAATATCGACGAGGATTAGCATCCAGCCTTGCGCAACGAACTGCGCAGTCACCTCGACACGGGTTGCGACCAGGTCCTCTACCATCCAAGCCAATGCCTCTCGGCAATACTGCTGAGCGCGACTGAGTACTTGGGGCAGTTGCTTTTCGCGGGCCAACAGCCAAAGCAGAGAACCGGTCTGGTCAGACGGCGTGGCGTTGCTGATGTCACCCCAGTACCCCCGAAGGTCATCCTGTGGTAGCTCTACAGGGATCTGTTCGGCACTGGCCCGCCTGTCGGTGAACAGGCTGATAATCACAGCGGTCTCCAGTCCGTCGTCGCGCTCCAAGTCGAAGCCCGACAGAACCAGCGCACCGCCGTTCTCGGTCATTACCATTGCGGCATCGGCCATCAGACAGGTACTCCTGATCCACCACTGGAATGGGTATGGGTGCTATCGACTCGTTTGCCGTTGTTGGTGATGGTGCCTGTGGTCGTGACGTTGCCGACTATCTCGACATCACCAATCAGCTTAATCGTCGGGGCGACTGCCTCAAGGTGCTGAACGGCAGTGACCTTCACCATCTCGCGCAGCAGCTCGATCTTGTTGCCAAGGTCGTCATAGATGGCGACCTCACCAGCCAGTAAGGGGATTCTGTACCGGCGGTCATCGACCACCAGAACAATCCCTTGCTCGCGGTTGCCTCCGAGAAAAGCCACCGCTACATCACCACCCCGCGGGTGACTGGTGAAGCCATAGTTCTGCATGTGCTCAAGGCCATCGCGAAGCTCATCCTTGAGCAGCTCAACCTGCACCTGCTGTCGTGGGCCGGTATCAGTTACGGCGCGCAAAACACCACGGCCGAACATCATCATTACTCGGTTGCCAATTTCTTTGAGCGCTTCACTCATTTTGGCGGATCCTCATCACCAATCGCTTCAGCCCAAATGTTCCGGCCACCTTTTTTGCCCTTCTTACCTTTCTCGCCGTCGGGTGGCTCAGGGTCGAAAGCCTGGGGACTGACAATCTCAAGTTTGGCGGTCGTGCCACCTTCACCACGTTCATAGGTCACTTGTCGGATTAGCATCCAACCATCCATTCGCAGCCAGGACGATCGGACATAAACCAGCAGACCCGGCTCCCACAATGGACCGCCCGTACGTTGCCGCCACCCCTGGACTGCAATGCTCGCCGCGGCAGACTTGCCAATTCGGCTGTTCGCCTCCCACGTTGCGCGATCCTGCAGGCTTGAGGTTGTTCCGCCCGTCTCGGCAACCAAGAGCATCGGCCGATATCGCCTGATGCCGCTGTCGGTGACGCCGCCCGAGATGTGAGCCTCGGTCTCTCCGGTACTGTCTGGGCTGTAGCTGGCCTGCCCTTTCACCAGGTAGCTGCTGAACCGCTGGCTGTGATCGATTGTGCCGCTGGCGTTCAGGATATTTTCGCCCTGAATTAGTGAAGCCTCGGCCCGGCGAACACCAGCGCGAGTTATGAGAAGGCCCCCCGCGCCGTCTGGCATCAACAACGCTTTGCGCTGCCTGGCGTATCGTTCGATCGCCTTGAAAGCTGTCTCCCCCTGCTGCAGCTTGCACACGGGGAAGGGCTCACCCACATCAATTTCCGCTGTGACGGTCACCCCAAACGGCGCCGCCAGAATCTTCGCGAAACTGAGCAGGTTGATGTTTTTCCACTCATCAGGCGTGTGCACGGCACTGCAATCAACCAGATCCGCAACCTTGTCACGCCCCTGAATGTTGATGTCGTGGTCGGTGGAGCTGAACGAGGGTTTGAAAATATCGACGTAGCCAACCACCATCGGAAAACCAGCGAGCCTAACTTCGCAGGCGTCACCCGGGAGAATCGGCCAGGGCTCCACCTGGGCGGGAGAGCTATCACCGGCCTCCCATTTCTCGGTGAGTGTGGAGGTGAACGCGGTTGTCGCGGCATCGATCGCGCGGGTAACGCCAAGTGACGTCCAGCCCGAATAGTTCATTCCGTTAACCAAAAGCTCGAGGTCATCCATCAGCAAGCACCTCAAGCTGATTGCCACCAATCAAAAAGCCAGGGTGCCGTGGGCCATTGCGTGTGGCGATCTCATCGGCCCGACCGGCGTCGCCGTAAATCTGATAAGCCACCAACAAAGAAGGCAGCGTCTCTTTCGGCACGTACTGGACGATCCGAGCGAGGTCCTGCTCTGGATTCGGTACGGCCTGCACGACGCTGGTCCGTAGATCCGACAGAGTCACGTAGACCTCATCGTCCGGAGTGGCCTCGCTTTCAGCATCTATGCGGTCAACTAGTTCTTCGCGAACCTTTATCGCGGCTTGGTAGCTGTCGTAGACCGTTGGCGTCAGCGTGGTCCGCACGTTCGAAGCCAAAGCAGACGTTTGTACGGCAGTGGCAGCCCTTGCCGCGACGACTGGTATTGGTGTGGACACCGTGGTTTGCGTTACCACTGCCGCCTTCGAGGCTTCAGCAATTGCGACCTGACGCACCAGCGCATTTAGAGCAACGGTGTTCGTGGCTTGCTGCCTCCGGCTCGGCGTTGCGGTGCTGCCCGAGTAACTGGACGGCGACCGGTCAAAAAGGCTGGTCAACATGCTCAACGCATTGCTGCCGAAAGCCGATCGGATTGAGCCAAACAAACCGGTGATCCTGCTGACCATATTCAATGGCTGCTGGACCAAGCTGTAAGCGTCTGATGCAAGCCCCTTCGCCTGCTGGTAAAAGTCAGATGCTGCCTGTAAATCCCCGCCAAAGCTCAAGCCTGGGGCCGACATGAAATCGCCAAGATCGGCGAGTCCGGTCGCTGCTGATTCGGCAACATATGCAGGAAACCCGGTAGTCAGGAAATCCGAGACAAAACTTTTCTCTGCGGCAGCGGTGACGGCATTGCCCTTCGCACTGATGGCATTGACCGTGTCGATCTTGGCTGATGGGTAGGAGGCCTCCCCCGCTTCCAGGAAGGTCAGCTTAACCATGCACATGCCGCCGTCGGCACTGCTCTCGCCAACACCCAGGCCGCGACACTCTACGGTCATCTCGCCACGATAGGGGTGAACCAGAACCCCTGGCCCCGCGGTCTCACATGCCTTAATCAACTCGTCGCGCTGGGTCTGGTACTCCAGACCTATCAGGTAACCGGAAACGGAGAACTCCCGAGCCTTACGACCGAGATCCTCAGTGTATGGAACATCGCGCTGAGCATGCTCATGCACTGCCTGGCGGCGGCCATGAGTGCTGTCTGCAGACTCAACAAAAAAAGGAACGCCGCGAAAAGTCGCGGCGCGGTAGTTGTCTCTCCATCCCATGGGTGGCTCCGGTTAGTTCGCCATTGAGTAACCCAAATCCGTATCGAATTTGGCGCCCTGACTGCCCTCGGTTTTAACTTTGGTGCCAGGCGGCGTATTTGCGAAATCGACCTTCACACGAACTTCGGAAGGCTGCTGTTGTGTTTGAACGATCTTTGCCGAGTCATTTCCGACCTGAGCGGCACGGCGACCGATGTCTGCAAAATCCCTTTCAGAACCCGGCGCAGCGGCGCCGGACTCGGGAGCTTGCGCTGTGGGCTGATAGGGGGTGGCACCATTACCGTCTTCAACGCGATTACTCCCACCATCACCACCTTCCGCGCCATCAGCGCCATCAGCACCTGCCCCCCCAGAACCACCTGAAACTTCGATCCCGAGCAACTTTGCCGCCCAGTCCGGGATAGCGCTTTTCATTGCGCTGACTGCGTCCTTGATCTTTTCTCCGAGAATTGCGCTCAGGTCCCAGCCGGTCATGTATTTCACCAAGCCGTTGAGCGCCTCCATGATCAGCGTGGCCGGGTTGTACTCCTGCCAAACTTTCACGATCCCATTGATGATGCCGTCGCTAAACGCCGACTTTACGCCTGCCCACTTCTCTTCGAAGAACGCGACGATGTTGTCCCAGCTTTTGTAAATGACCGTGGCGGCGAAGCCGATGGCGAACACCGCCGCCAAGAACCACCCAACAGGAGTCGCGGCGATGGCGAACCCCAGCCCTTTGAAAGCCACGGCAAGGTTGAGGATGCTCATCACGAGCCCGCCGCCGATGTACGCACCGAGCGCCGCGAAGATTACGTTGGCACCGCCGAAGGTGTCAGACAGCCAGCCAACCGCGTTGATTACCGGCTGGATTCCCTCGTAAAGGTCACCGAGGAAAGCAGTGATTTTCTGGATGTTCCCCGGCAGGTTTTTGGCAAAGCTGGTGGCGAACGCTTCGATTTGCGGCCGGTATTTGACGATCGTTTCAGTCAGCCAGGTCGACATCTTGCTGAGTTCGGGAACCAGCGCAGTGCCGATGATGTTGCCCACACCACTGATGGAAAATTTCAGCGTGTCCAGAATGTCGCCGAACGCCTCACCGTCCCGCACAGCATCGTCCGAAAGCACGATACCCAGGCGGCGCGCTTCGTCAGACATTTCCTTAAGCCCGGCACTGCCCCCCCTGATCAACGGCAAAAGCTCTGTCGCGCTCTTGCCGAAGATCTTCACCGCGGCCTGCGCCTGAAGCGAAGGGTTTTTGATTTTCGAAATCCGGTCGACGAACATTGCGAACTGTTCATCGGTGCTTTTCAGGCTGCCGTCCGTATTCTTCAGTTTGATACCAAGGCCGGAGAACATATCCGTGAGCTCTTTCGAACCCTTGGCTGCGGCACCCACGTTGATGTTCATCTTTTGCAGCGCGCCGGCCAGTACCTCAGACGACGATCCAGTGAGTTTGGCGGCAAAACCCAACTCCTGAAACCGCTCGCGGCTGATCCCGGTCCGCTCGGCGGTGTCGCCGATCGCGCCGGTTGCATCCGCGTAACCATTCACGAACAAGCCAAGTGCGGCAGAAGTGATGCCAAGCGTTGCGCCGAGCCCCAACAGCCTGTCCCTGCTTTGCCCAACGGCACTGCCTACACCGCCGAGGGCGCTGCCGACATTCTTCAGGCTGTTGGTGAAAACGGGCAGGCCGGCGCGGTCCAGCGACTTGCTGATCCCCGCACTGATCGCCTGCACCTTCCCCAGCATCCCGCGCAGCGGAGCGGTCAGCCGGTCAACCGCACCGATGATGACGCTTAATCCGTAGCCTTTGTCTGCCACTCCGTCCACTCCTCTGCCCGCTCAAGCCACCAGTTCAACTCGTCGAAGTCCATTTCCATGACCTCCGAGGGCTGCACGCCCATTACCTTGACGACAGCAGTCACGCCGGACTGCCACCCCCGAGGTGCTTCAGCAAAAAATCTCGGGCTTCCTGAATGAGCAACCCTTGGTCGTCCTCATCCATGTCTTCGATGAAGGCTGGTGTTCGCCCAGATAACTTCGCACTCAGGTCGAGCAGCGTGGAGAAGTCGAGGTCGACAGTGCCGCTACCTTTACCGTCGGAGGTAACTCGCAACGAATGGCCACGCAGGTATTTCAACTTGAACGACAGCATCAACTCGCTGACCGTCTCGGAACCGAAGGGCACCGGGACCTTGAGGGTGATTACTTTTTCCTTCGCCATTATTTGACCTCCTCGGCCGACATGCCTTCAAAGCGAACTGGGATGTTGCCTTCGCCGGTGTTGCCCGTACCCTCGTTGGCGTACCAGGCTTCGCGCAGAACGATCACTTTGCCGTTCGCCAGCTCCAGGGTGATGGTGGCGTCAGCGATATCGAGCAACGCTTCCAAGCTCATCTCGGCACGATCGGTGATCTCACCCTCGACGAACGGAATCTGCGGTGTTTCCTTGTAACCGTGGACGCGATCACTACCGACCACGCCCTCCTTCTTCGGTCTGCCGAGGTTGTAGGTGAAGTCGCCCTTGGCGAAATACATATCGCCGTCGATCTTCAAACTGATAATCCCGCCTACGCGTTTATTGCCTGCCATGTGATAGCTCTCCCGAAGGCCGCCTTAGAGGCGGAATTGGATCTTGTTGGCGACGATGCGCAGTTGGTTGACCAGGTCCGGCGGCAGCAGCATGTCGAGCCGATTCGGATCGCTGACGTTGCGCTCGGCGATGAGGTTGGCCTTGAAGTCGTCGATGTTCTCGACCAGCCCCAGATCCTCCCATTCGCGAAACTTGGAGATGGCTTCGGCCTTCATCACGTTCGGCGTGACGACTGCCTGACCGATGCCGTAGCGAGTCCCGTTGTCGGCCAGCTTGTGCCGCGGGTACTTGCGCAGGATGTAGTCGCGCCAGTCGTGGCGGATGAACATCAGAGTGAACAGCGTTTCGCTGTCCAAGTAGCTGATGTCAGATCCGCCAGCGGCATTGGTTTTGTAGGTTGTGATCAGACGTTCAACGAGCATGGTGCCGTCGGTGCCGACCTTGCTCGTGGCGATCCCATCGAACAGCAGCAAGTTGCGCTCTTCGTTGGTGAATCGATCGGCAGCCGCAGGCGGCAAGCACCAGGCATACGCCAGATTCTGGATCGGCCGGGCCGGGTCGATGGCCGCGTAGTACGCCGCGATAGCCATGGTCTCGGCGGCTTTCTCATAAGCCGGCATCGGCTCATCGTTTGCCATGATGATCGAGAGGTGCTGGCTGTTATGGCTTTCGCCGATGGCGCCAAGACTGCCTTGCGTGCCACGCGCGGCAGCGAAGGCGTGCGCTTCAATCTCACGGTTCCAGGCGAAGCGACTGTTCAGCTCAGTTTTGACGCTGGCCAGACTCGCCCCATCGGTGTACGGCACAGCCCAGGTATGCAGCCACTCGTCGCCGAGGGCGGCCAGCGCAGTGTCCAGAACTGGGTTACCAGCCCCGCCCGTAAATGCAGTGGTAGTGACGCCAACACCGGCAGGCAATGTCTGCCCGGCGTAGTAGTTCACTCGCGCGTTGAGGCTGTTACCCGCCTCGCCTTTGTGGCGACTGGTCAGGGTGACAGTGCCCGTAGCAGCGACGGCAGTCACTGGCATGTCAGCAGCAGCGGTGATTGCCGCCGCGACAGCGGTGCCAATGGCGGTGACGGAATCACCACTGATAACCCCGACAGACACGCGGCGACCTGCAATCATCAGTTCGATGGTGCCTGAGCCAGTGGCCGGGCCAGTGAAAACCAGAGTTCCGGAGGCAGCTACGCCGGCGACATTGTCGATTAGCGGCATCACCTGAAGTTCGGTGTAGGTGTCGATGGCCAAAGCGGCTCGAACCATGCCGGCAAGCATCGAGCCAGCACCGAACAGCGAGTCGGCTTGAGGGGCACTGGTCACGCGAACCATGGTGTTGGCCACGGCTGAACCGGCAGCCAACTTTTGGCCGATCAACAAGCGGCGATAAGTGACCGACTGCGGGCCGCGTACAGCCTGGCTGTTGTCGATCTCGCTGTAGACGCCGGGCTTGCGCAGCGATCCAGGCCCAGGGATGGTGTCGAATCCGATGCTCATTGTTTCTCACCTTTTGGGGTCGGGGCCTGATCAACAGGCTGTTCAGTTTTGAATTCGACGTCCCCGGCTGCCTTCTTCCGGAGCCAGTAACTATTCGTTTCCAGCGTCTTCCCTTCTACGGGCAGCGCCTCGTAGGTGCCGGGGATCCGCACCAGGCGACCCTCGACGGGTTTAACCAGCACTCGGGTTGTCATGGATTCAGGTCCTCGATGATCGTTTTGGCACGATCCAGCGGGTTGGGCTGGGCGTTGTCCAAGCTGTAGTCGGTGCCCAGCGTGTTGAAGTCGGGAAGTGTTTCGTTGAAAAGATCGTCGGGGTGACGGTCCAGATATGACGCCTCGAAGACGACGCGGCAGGCGCCGGTCAGTTGCTCCGATTGATCAAGCAGCACCATGCGAGAACGCAGGTATTGCAGATCGTTGACGGTGTCACCGAGGGTGTCGTCCGTCAGCAGCAGGCGCTCAACCTGACGGGCCAGCGTGTCGAGGGTGTCGTCCAGCGCACCGTTGCCTTCGGCGTGAATCTCCACCACCAACTCGACCTTGCGCATGTACTCGCGCGGCGCCTGGTTAAAGATCTCGCCCGACTCGTCCATCGTGTAAACGATGATCGCGGGAAGCTCGCTCTGCCATCCGTTGGAAATAAGCGGTGCCACGCGGCTTGCATAAACGCTGGCCCCGGCATTGGTCGCGCCAAGCAAGACCGCAACGGCTTGTTTGCGGATCAGTTCTCTTGGGTGAGCCATCTTCAAACCTTCCGGAGGGTAATCGTTACACCAGCCACGCCGTCGAACTGTGGCTCGTTGATCATGTACAACACACCGCGTGCCCGAACTCGGTCACGGTTTGTTGGGTTGTTGGGCAGATCAATCAGGCGAACGCCGAGGATCGGGTTATTGGTCGACACCGGCGCGCCTGTCTCTGGATCAACAGAAACGTGAGCGGTATCGAACACCGCTTGGGCCAGGGCCACGCCGGGCGCGACTCCGTCCGTCAACCAGTACACGGCGCCATCAGGATCGATGGACGCCGAAGGCTCACTGAATGTGCGGATAGACACGCCAAGCATGCGCTGGGCCATTGAGGCCCAGCCCATTACACCGGCGCCGGAGCAGAAACGCCGTTGAGACGGCAGGCACCGGTAGCGCTCGGGTTGGCCTCTACTTCCGTAGCCAAGCCAACCAACACTAGGCCGGTAGCCGACACGTTAGTCAGAGCACGGGTAGTGGTGTTCATGAATAGAACGTCGCCAATGCCCCACGCTTGGGCGCTGGTTTTCGTCAGATCAAAGACACCGGTGGTTTTGAGCACCACAGGCGTACCGGCTACTTCCGTGGTGGCGGCAACGCCAACAATGGCGCCGACTTTGTAGAGCTCGCCAGATACGGTGCCGCCAACTGGAGCTGGTACGGTCAAGCAGTCGCCAGCCTGAATGTAAGTTTTCATGCGAAATCACCTTGAAGTTCGAAAGGGCAAAAACAAAAAGGGCGCCCAGCGGCGCCATTTTCGGTCTGTGTGCTTTTCGGGAATTAAGCGCCCGGGTTTTTGTACGCACCGCGGTAGTCGATCCAGGCGGCGCCGAAGACCAGGCGTGCCTTGATTTCCATACCGTCGACTTCAAAGCCTTCGCGAGTTTCAGTGAATACGCCCGGCTCACCTTCGAGGTAGGCATACTCGAAGGTATCAATCAGCCCTGCCTCGGTGAACAGATACCATTGGTTGCCAGTGATTCGGCCATCGACGATTACGACCAGCGACGTGTTGCGGCCATCGTTGATGTCGGAGTTCTTGGCTGGAACGTATTGGGAACTGGTGAACTGGAAGGCTTCCAGTTCCTTGTCAGGACCGACCACCAGGTAGCGCGGCTCAACATTGAGGAACGCGCCGGCCTTGGATTTTTGCTTGCGCATTGCGGCGCGTGCAGCCCCCAGGGTAGTGGTGTTGATTGCTCCACCACTGGCTGCCAGGTTGCCGTGACCCGCGACAAAGATTGCAGTGCCGTCAGTGAAATTCGGGTTGCTGAGAATCAGGTTCCAAACCAGATTGGACTCCGTCTCGGCAGCGGCCAATCCGTAGGCCCGAGGGATGCGAGTCAGTGCGCCCAAGTCGTCGTTGATGACGGCTTCCCAAGTGATGGCGATGATCTTGCCGAACTTGGTGACGCGGATCGGAGCGCCCTCTTCTTCGAGTTTTCCGTACTTGTATTCGCCATGCTCCTTGACTTCCTCAAGGGCGGAGATATCACCCAGCGCAGCACGGGTGGTGGCGCGGAAGTCTGGAACAGTGGTCATCTGACCCAGAGGGCGCCAGGTCTGCGGCGCTTGGGCGTAAGCATCACGGAGGGTGCGGGTGACGCCACCACCGAGCAGGATTGGGAAGTCGCTGGTGGTTTGCATGCCAGCGGCGCGCATGGCGGTTCGGTCGCAACCCAGAGCTGCGCGGGCCACTTCTTGAGGGAGCATGCCGCGTGCATTGCCGCCGACAGTTTCCACGCACTCACGCGCGAGATCGAGCAAGCGCATGCCGCGGAACTCCCGAGCGCCTTCGATCAGCGCGATGGTCGGGTTGCAACGGTTGAGCAAAGCATTCTGCATCGCCTCGCGCTTCGCAGTAATCACCGACTGATCCAGACCACCAACCACCGTCGCTTGGCTGTTTCGCGTTTCAGGTTGATCCTTACCTTGGTTCTCGGCAGCTTTGTCGATCAAAGCAATGCTGGCATCAGCGATCGAGACGCCACGAGCCACCAGATCTTCTGCGACATCCTCACCCAGACCAACCTTCTTCGCCATCTGGCGAATGGTCAGGCTGCGCTTACGCTCGGCATCAGCGGCTTCGCGACGGATCAACTCCTCGGCCGCGCGCTTTTCTTCTTCAGTCATCGGGTTTTCCTCGGTGGTGTTGGCCACGGCGGCCGGTTGGTAGAGAGGCTTTTGCGCCTCGCGAACTTCGAAAATGGTGTTGAAGCGTTGGCCCTTGTAGTCAGCGGCAGTTTGGGCGCTGCGGATCTTGGCGCCGTCATCAAAGCCGATCGGAACCAACGAGAGTTCCAGTGGCTCCCAATCCACCGCGCGATAGGTCGGAAGCTTGTCGTCTTCCTCTTCCACAACTTCGTAACGGTGGACGGCATAGCCAACACTGATGTTTCTCAGGATCCCGTCTTGCACGTCACGGAAGATGCCCTCGACATCCTCACGCTGGCTGAAGCGGACAAGGGCACGGCCCTCTTCGCCTTCGAGCCATGCCTTCTCCACAACGCCAATGACGTCGGAGAGTTCGTACGAGCTATGAGCATTCAAGAATGGCGCGCCGTTGTTCAGGCGGTCGAGTCGGAGCGCTTTGGCGCTGACCTCGAGCTCCTCCATATAACTGCCGATGTCCCAGGACCAGCGGCGGCCTTTCGAGCCAGTGGTCCAGGTGAGTTCAACGGTGCGCTGCTCAACGTCAACCGAGCCTTCACGCACGGCGGCGCGCAGGCTGAGCATTGGCGTTTCATGCGTCTTGTTGGTCGTCGCCTGATTCGGAGTTGGCATCGTCTGGTTTCTCTTCGGTTGGTGGCGGCTGACTTGGTGAGCCGGCGGCCGCGACTCGGCGCGGGTCGCAATCCAGGACCAGGCCGTATTCGTCGATCATGTCGTTCGCTTTCTTGATTTGCTCTGCATGTCGCTTCGGGTCTGTGATGCCCAGTTCGCGCAAAGCATCCGGCCACGTGGTCAGACCGTTGCGCACGCGGGTTATGACGTTTTCGGTTTCGGACTTCGGGTCGACCATGTCGCGGCGAGGCGGAACCCAGTAAGCCTTGACGTCATCCATTACCCCGCCAGGCAAAAGCACCTGAGCCTCCATGAACCAACGCCAGACCTGATCACAGAGCTGAGGGATCAGCATTCGCCACTGCCAAACATCGACACGGCGAGCGAAGTTCAGCCAACCCATTCGACCGCTAGAGAAGTTCACGCCCTTGAGGTCGCCGGTCAGCAGTTCGTAAGGGACGCCCAAGCCGACGGCGATGGCATGTAGCGCTTGCCAGGAATAAGGCGTGTAACCGTTGAAGGTTGGTGGAGTGCCGAAGCTGACCGACTCGCCGAGCGACAACTCCTGAAGCATCCCTGGCTCCATGCGATCAATGAGAGGCGGTCGTTTATTGGAGCCTGCAGGGCTATTTTCAGGGTCCTTGGTAATGAACCCAGCGAAGCAGGCGGCGATCTTCGCCTGCTCCATGACGGCATCTTCCATCTCGTCGAACTTGCTCATGCGCTGAATTACAGGAGCCAGCCAGGTGTAACCCCGCGCCTGACCTGGCCGCTTCCGGAAGAACACATGAATCACGTCTTCGGCTGGCACGCGCGACGACTGCAGCGAGCCCCATGCCGCGTTCGAGCCAGGGTGTCTATCGAACAACCAGTAGGCGACCCGTCGACCAAGAGCATCGAACTCGACACCCTGAATGACTTCATTCAGACCAAGGACCATCGCCTTGCTTTCATCGAGAAAGTCAGCTTCCAAAACTTGCAGCTGGACTGGAACAGGCAGACCGTCTGAACTGAAACGGCGCCTGCGCCGAATGAGGCACTCACCGCTTTCAGTGATTGCCTCCATGATCATGTGTTGCAGGCCGTAAAAATTCTCCAACCCGTCCGCATCGCAAGCGGTCGTCTCGGCCCAAGCCTTCCAAAGATCCACCAGCTTCAGGGCATCACGATCGCGCTTCGCCAATGGCAATGGAACGATCCCGGCACCAACCGTGTTGTCTGCGATGCCAGTGATTGCTCGCTCGGCGAATGGGTTGTTCCGACGTTGTTCGCGGGCACGATTCCTAAGCTTCGCTAGAGCCGGGGCGTTCTCGGCGTTTGCATCTGCACCAGTGGCGCGCCATCTATCATTTCTTCGGCCGCCTGCCGCGCCCTCGAACCGGCGCTTCAGCATGTCCATTGTCATCTCGGTGCGCAGCTTTTTCAGGCGTGCGTCCGATCGTTTCGCGGCATACCCAGGGAACAGGCTATCGAGCATGCTCATGGGTAATATCCTTTCGAGAATGAGGTGTAGCGGCGACCGCCGTCGTTGTTTGCATTCAGGCCGAGTTCACCGGCCATCAGTTTTAGAATCCGGATCATCTCGTCGAGCGACCGGTAGGTGACGCTTTTGTCGGCATAGCGGACGGACAGCGCGCCTTCGGCGATGGCCGCCTGCAAGGCCTGGTACTGCTCGATTGTGAAAGCCATAAGTCTCACTACCAGAATGTGGATTTCTTCCGCGGTCGTTCTTCCGCGTCCGGTTCATTGCCGCCAGTGACCGCAGCAACCAGCAGATCGAGATCAAGCCCGAACCGTTGCTGGCAGATGCGCAGCGCGGCAAGCGCGTACACGAAGCAATCGAGCGCCTCGTTTCGGCGGCCACCGCTGTCCCAACGCATCACGCGCTTGCCTTTGGAGATGGCCGCTTTTTTCTTTTCGGAGGTGAGCTGCTTGACCTCCGACTCATCGCAGATCACGTCGTTGGCCGGAAGGTGAACAACCCCAGGCTGAGACACACCCGCCTGCGACGCCGCCGTATCGACCGGCAAACCCATGCGGCTGTAAAGCAGCTCTTTGGCGTTGTCGGTACCGACCTCGGTGAGGAAGACCTTGTGCACCTTGTTCTTCGTGCGCGGGAAGTTCGCGATCGGCTTGCCGTAGATGGTGGCACCACGGATCGGCACGACCCAGTGCACGCCGTGCTTGCGGCTTTCGGCGTAGACCTCGTCGGCATAGTGGCCGCCGGCGTCCCACGTCCAGCGCTCAACCTTCATGACGATGCCGTCCACGCGGGTGAATTGCCGGTGCAGCTCAAGCCCCACCTTACGGCGGAGTTCTTCGCTGGCAGGGTCGCCCATCAGAATGAAGCGATGAACCAACCACGCTTCCTCGCCCGGGCCGAACGCCCAGACGCGGCCCTCGAAACGGTCGTCTTGAGTATCGATGCCGCCTACGAGCACCAGGCCAAGTGCCGGCACCTGCGGATAAACTTCGCGGCGCCCGTACAGAACTTCGGAGTCGAGCTTTTCGCCCTGGTCGTCGTCCCACGTTTCGCCGCGGGTGGTGTTGATAAAGGTGATCAGCTTCGAGACGTCGCCTTTCACCTTCAGCCATTCTTCGGCCAGGCTGAGCCACGTGCTCCAGGTGCTGTAGATCGCCCAGATGCTGAAGCTGACGGAGCGCGGGGTGCGGATGATTTCACCATCAACACCAAACCAGTCCATGCCATCGCGGGTCCAGATGCCCGTGTGCTCGCAAACCCAGCGGCCGGTCTTGGACGACTCGACCATCTCGTTGTGCCAGATGATGCAGGCAGCGTGCTCGCACACGTACCAGGCTTTCTCGGCCTCACCGAGTGCATTCTTTTCCCACTTCAGGCCAAACTCGCAATCCTTTCCGCCCCACTTGAGCGTCTGCTCCTGTCGGCAGTGCGGGCAATCGATATGAAACTTGAGCAGGTATGGCGACTCTTCAACGGCCTTGGTGATCTGGCAGGAGCCGACACGCTTGGGCGTTGAGCCACGAATCGACTTCGGGTAGATCGCGCCGTTCAGTCGCTTGTCGCCCAGGGTGATCGGCGCGCCTTCGCCTTCAACGCTTTCGTCGAAGTTTGAAAGCTCGTCGTAGATCACCTCGTCGGCGGATTTCTCACGATAGTTACGCGAGGCTTTACCGCCGCGAATCCAGAGGGTTCGCCGGTTCGCGAATATCTTCTGGTCCAAGGTGTTGTCGCTGTGCTTGCGGCCGAACCACGGAGCGAGGTCGCCCAGCACCGGCACGTCACGGATCATCCCGTTGACGTGGCTTTTGCTGATGTCCTCGGCGTCCGGGTCAGTCGGGCTCCACATCATCACGTTGCGGCGCTTGTGCTGAATTTTGTAACCGATGTTCGCCATCAACAGCTTGGTGTAACCGATCCGCGCCGACTTGATGAAGTTGACGACGTTGATCAGGTCGTTGCCCATGCTGTTCAGGATCGCCACCTGAAACGGCTCGGTCGTCCATTTGCCCTCGTTGTAGGAGGACTCGGCGGACATGTAGAAATTGGCATCCGCCCATTCGACGGCGGTTTGCGGTGGTTCTTTGTAGAGCGCCTGAAGTCCTAGCTTGATCGACTTGCGAAGATCATTCAGCCATGGACTCAACGTACTCATCTAATAATTCCGGAAGTTGCTCACCAAAGCTGGCGGCAATATTTCGAGCAAGCGCGATCTCCCGCTCCACCGACTCGATGATTCGAGGGTCAACCTCTGGGTGACGCCGAGTGACGGTCTTGCCGACAGTGTCCAGTTTTGAGCCAATCTGTGCGGCAATTTTGGCGAGAGCGAATGTGGCGAACGGGACTGGCACGAGCTGCTTGTCCAGGACCAGGTTCTTCTTTTCCTGGGCGATCCTTTGCGCGGCGGTGAGACCGCGGCGCTCTTCGAGCAGCTTGTACTCGATCATCGGATCGACACCTTCTGTTCCCTCACCCGCAGGTTGGTGTTTCCGTTGCGCGTGTTCAACGCGGTTTTCGACCACGTTCTGCACGGTATAAAACGCCTCGCGACCTATGCGTGCGACAGGCGCAACTCCCCATTTGTCAAAGGCTTGCGGGGAAATCCCGAGGCTCGACGCCATCTCGGATTTATTCAACCACCCGCGCTGTTTGGTTGTTTCGTTTTTGGCCATGATTAAACAACAACCAACCTCTGAAAAAAGGTCATACATGTTTGATGGGCGGGGCCCGAATTACCCGCAAGGGGTTGGGGCCCCGGGAAGGACCCAAAGGGGGGGGTACCCCCTGCCCTGCCCGTCAGCCCCGGGCTGTCGACAGTGCCTGATCCATCGCGCTGGCGAATTCCTTCGCTCGGTTCGCCTTCACGATGTTGTCTGCGATCTTGTAGAAAGGAACGATCACTCGGTAGCCAGGCTCGCCCTCACTGAAGATGAAGACCGGGCGAACAGCATCACCGAACGCGGTCTTCTTCCTCTCCCAGATTCCTTGGGTACCGTCGACATCACCTGCGAAATACTTCTGGGCGTTGCCCTTGCGCTTGCTGCGCTTGCTGCCCGTGGCGTTGGCCTGCACACCACTAACAGTCTCGGCCGCACCCAAGCCCGACAGGATCTTCATGATCGTGCCACGCGGTACGTTACCGAATTGATTGAGTGCTGATGCTGCCGGGATTGCGTACTGCCCTGGCTTCATGATGCCGCGAGAGATCAATGCTTTCTCGAAGCGCTTATGTGGTCGCCGGCCGCCCTTAACCTGCTGTTGCAGGTAAGTGTCAGCAGGCACACCCGATGTCCACGCATCCTTGAAGAAAGCCCGCGCCTCAGGGTTGCCCTTCTTGGCGGCCTTTACATAGAGGCTGTTCATCGTGGTGGCTGTCGGCCTATCAAGGCGAGCCCTCATCACTGAGAGCTCACCCTGCTTAACGAGCATGGCCAGGCGTGTGGCCATCAGGGCGAAGGCGAAAGGTATCTGCTTGCTACCCAGTGTGCGCAGAGCCTTCGAAAGCTCCTCCACATTGGTACGGGCGTCGATCTTAAGCATTTGTCATCACCTATGCTTCTGGCGATCACCCTTCTCGGTTGGGGGTTTATCGCAACCCATGCAGTGCTCGCAATTGAGCGTGCGGCAAAGCCAGGCTTTCACCACCAGCCACCAGGTGACCATGAAGATATGCCGCACACCAGCCAGGGCCAGTGACACATGCAGTGTCAGTCCGGCAGTGGTTGGGCCGAAGAAGATGTTCTGGCTGCGCGTCATCACCACGAAGCCACTGATGGCGATCGCGGAATAGATCAGCTTCCCAAGGATGCCATCCCTCACCTTCCCGCTCAGCACGCACCAGGTTGCCCATAGCGCGATCAGTCCACACGCAATGGAGTTGAGCAGTTCGTAATTCATGGTGGATTACCCCCGCCGAACCGCTGTCGGATGATCGCCCAGAGGTCCGCGGCTTTGATGGCGCGGTTGATTGCCGCCAGAAGTGAACCGCCGAAGGTGCCAAGTAGAAAGCCGATGCCGGCGACGATGCTCGGCTCAGTAACACCGAGGTATGCGCTGACCATGCCTGTCAGGTACAGCGAGCAAGCCACGCCGGTGACCAAGAAGATCGCCCAAGCCCGCAAATCAGTAAGGTCGTCCTTGTGCCACCAGCTCGCGACGATCGCGCCAATCAAGCCGGCAACTAACCACTCGGCTTTCTCGCGCAGGAGATGCAGAAAATCCATGCGCTCGACTCCGGTATGCATGACTGAAGAAAAAGGCCTGCGTTGGCCTGGGCAACTGCCCAAAACAAAAGCCCCAGCAGTGCCGAGGCGTTGGAACTGGAGAATTTATTCTGCCAGCGTGAAATCGATGTAGTACGTCTTGCCCGGTTCGAGCTTGTCGGCCACGGACTTCACGATCTTGGCCTTGTACTCGGCGACAGGAGTGAATTTGCCGAATACAGCGTTTTCACCAGGCGGATCCTTTGGAAGAGCACACACCGCGCTGAATCGGACATCACACAATGGATCGTCGCGCTCTTGATTGGCGTGACGGACATGCGTGACTTCGTGGCAGACCATTTTGCAGCGCATTACTGGAGACATGATGTTTCCTCGGGTAGTGAGCAGGAGGGCCTATCAGTCTTTCGCCTGCGGATTTTGAATCAACTCCAACAGCACTCCCAGCTCGGAGCAATGGGTGTGGTGGAGCTGAAAACGAAAAAGCCCCGGCTAATGCCGAGGCTCTATGAACTGTAGAAAGCAAAAAGCCCAACTTCAGAGTCGGGCTTTGCTCGCGGAAAAACCGCAAAGTAACTGAAATCTATAGTTCGCCCCCGGCCTTGTCAAGCAGCCTCTCGACGAATATCGAGCGCACCATCGATCCAAGCCACGCCGGCCTTCCAGAGCTGCCGGGTCTTCTCTTCGCCGAACTTCATCTTCTTGCCGACTTCCATCAGCGACGTGTCTCGGCTGGTGTAGTACCGCATGAGCACCTGGCCGCATTCCGGGTAGCGCTTCAGCAGGCGGCCCATCAGACCGTCAATCATCAGTGCGTCATCATCGGTGATCATCGGCGACAGGACCGTGTTCTCGCGAGAGGCGCAGCAGGACACACCCGAACCCAGCACGACCCAGCGGCCCCAATGCTCCAGCAGGTCCTCGGCGGCACGTTCTTTAAATGTTGGTGTGAAGGCCATGGTTCAATCCCCTGTTAAGTTGGTGGCACCAGGGCCACGGCGGTTGTTCTGTTCGTATTGTTCGTGGGCACCGCCCTGTGCCTGCTTTGCCCTGGCTAACTCGGCGGTCATGTTGCGCAGCTTCAAACTGAGTTGCTGCACCAGGTCGGGCAGAGGAATCGCCTCGCCAGTAGTGGCGCAGACCCAACCCGAGGCATTGCACTGGATGCAATCCAGCTGATGGAAAACACCGCTGACGACTGTGGCACCACGGCAGATCCCGCACACCATGAGTGGCTTCGCTTCTCGGCGAAAAGCCGGACCGTGGCTCTTGTTCAATTCGCAGCCCTCCCCTTCTTTTGCCGCAGCCAAGGACGAGACGTGGAAGGTCGAACGGAACGAGGACCTATCCAGCCAAGTTTTCTGGAGAGGACGCCCATATAGAAGGCGGTATGACCGATCTGCGCCCAACGAAACACCGCGATTTCGACTCGATCCTCCGCCACATCGATTCCGGCGACGAGGGTGTTCTGTGCTGTTTGATCCATTTTTAAACCTCGCCTATGGTTGTTTCTTGAATAGCCTTGCAGGCCTTATCGTCTGCGGCTTCCGGGGCATTACCAGAATCTCCCGATCTAAAGCCGGTCAACGCGTGAATACGCTTGAATCCCTTCGCATCTAGATACGCACACCACCGATCCAGCGCCTCACGCTTGCGGCTCATCACGTCGGACTGGATGTACACCTTCACGTTGTGACCCATGGCGTGATTGATCAGCAGCTCACCGATGAGATGGTCGACACCGATGTCTGCCCAGCCTGTGCGGGCCACCTTGCGCAGGTCATGACTGGTCCACTCGCCCTGCCCCAGTCGGGTGAACACGGCGCTGGCTTGGCCTTCGCTAAGCGCCTTGCCGTTGCGTGCCGGGAACAGGAACTGACCGTCGTAGCCGTTCGCCCACTGGGTTTCGCGATAGGTCATCAGCAGCTGTCGGACTTGGTCGGTCAGTGGCAGGTGATGCTCGACGCCGGTCTTGGTGTGCTCGGCCGGAATGAACCACTCCCGCTCGGCCAGGCTGATGTGCGACCACTGAGCCTGCCGGGTCTCGCCGATGCGCGTGCCGTGGCAGAGCATCATCAGGGCGAGCATGGCATCAGCCGGCGCGCTGGTCAGTGCATCCCGCAGAAGGGCTATCAGGTCCTGCAGCTGCGTCACCCGCAGGCGTGACGGCTTCACGCCGACCTTGGCCTTGGAGAAGTCGCTGAACTTGACGTCCTTCATCGGGTTGACCGCGATCAGGCGAAGCTTGAACGCCTGACGGAGGGCCAGAGCCAGCAACTGGAACGCGGAACGCACGTAATCGATGCCGATGGACTCCTGAGCCGGCCACATGAACTTGTCGTCCAGCGTGGCTTTGTTGATCGACGCCAACGGCACAGCACCCAGCAACGGCTTGAGGTGGCATTTGATCAGGGAGGCGCCGGTCTTCTTACGCTTGCTCGACAGGCTACGGTCGCGGGCCATCCGGTCGGCGTACCAGTCCAGCAACTCGCCTGTGGTGATCCACTTCGACAGGTTGGACCCCGCACCGGCATCGAGGCGCAGGCGAATGCCGGGCAACGCTGCAACGACTTGCTTTGCCGTCAACTCAGGGAAGCTACCGACGAGGTTCCATTTCCCCTTAAGCACCAGGTACCACGAAGCCCGGGCGCGATCGCGGGTGAAACGCAGGTATAGGCCACGGTTCTCTATGTCTCGCAGGTCACGCACGGTGCCAGCGGCCTGGCGCTTGATTTCGGTGTCGGTGATCTTCACTGCGGCGCTGGTCATGCTGGTACCGCCTTGGACTTCTGCCCTGTGGGAGCGAAGTCGTCGCGCAACGGCATCAGGTGGCGCGGCTCGTGGACACCAAAGCCAAGTTGCACTACTTCATCCTCGACGACCGCGACGAGACCGTCACCGACAAGCGTCCAGCAGGGGACATCATCGTGCCGATACACCACACCATTCGGCGCCACGTAGCAGTCACCACTCTTCACGAATTCGCGAAGCTGGCACTGCTTGCCGATATTCTGTGTCAGCGAGTTGGCGCCGACAATGATTGCCAGATCACCAGACTTGAATTGATGATTCATGCGGCCACCACTGTGGGAGCGAGCCGAAGGTAAGCGCGGATCTGCTCCATCGCATCGAAGTGGCCACGACAGACAACGGCGAGATATCCCTGCTCGTTCAGTTTGCGAATGCGCTCATGCTGGCTCGCCGAGATCGCGGCGTCGTTCGGCGGCGTGGCCTTGAATTCGATGTACAGACCGAAATACCCGCCTCGCGCCATTGTCAGCACCAGGTCAGGGATACCGGCCACCACGCCTTGCTGTTTCAGCTTCGCGGCCACCGCCTTGTGACGGTGCCCTCCGTTCGGGACGTGATAGACCAGGTCGGCAACAGCCGGCATGCGGGCGCGGAGCTCGGCCATCAGCGCTGCCTGCTCAAGTCCTTCGCGGTCGATGGACTTGGCGCGGATGGGCTTGGGCTTGAACAACTTCATGGTAGCTGCCTTCATGGACGATCCCCCCGCGCGACGCGGGCACGGCGCTCAAGGCGGCGGATACCCCACAAGACGCCACCGGCGGCGATCAGCATGAAAACGATGAACAGATGAATCAGGATGTCGTTCAGGTAGGCGCTCATACCTTCTCCCCGGTGATGACGTCGATAATTTCGAAAGTGTTGGGCCACATCAGGCGGCCGAACTGCTGAGCAATGGCGCGATGCTCGAACAGCCCAACGGCCCGATCTGGCTTGTCAGTGAGGTCCAATTTGTAGCCGCAGCAATGCACGGCGAAGCGGTATTCGGCGGGATTAGTCGGAGCGAGACGGGAATCAGCCATGTGCGCGAGCCTCAAGAGCAGTTTTGCGCTTACCGAAACGCTCCAATAGTTGCTGTCTGGCCTCCTGCCCATTCGCCGGAATCGACTGACGGGCCATCGTCGCCAGGAAGCGTGCATCGCCATATTCTTGAGCCAGTTGCGACTCAGGTTTCTGTGAGTCGTGACCGATACCCACGGCGATATCCTCCAGGGGCTGGCCGTTCATCAGCATGCGGATGGTGATGTCGTAGGCCCTGTCGAAAACCTTGCTGGCTTTCTCCGAGATCAGGTCTGCGAGGTTGTGCATCTCGCACTGGAGCGCTGCGTGACGCACAGCGGGGTGCGACCACTCCCGCGAAGTGATTCGTGCCGGATGCAGATTCAGCAACGCTTCGCGGAAAGCCTTGTCGTGAGAAGGAATGCCAAGCATTTCCGGTGTCGGCTGGCACAGCGTGACGAACTTACCCACGCTCGGCATGAAGTCCGTTCCCAGAGCCCGGCATCGCTCAATGCCAAAACGGATCTGCTCGATCTGATTAATGCCCGCGACGATGAACGCCTTGGTCCAGCTACGCTTCGCAGCGCCCAGAGCGACGTCGTTGGGCCAGGCCTGCTTCCAGGCGGGAAAGATGGCCTGCAGCTCTTTGAACAGCGCGTTGACGACATCGACAGTTCCGGGTGGCAGCGTCTTCGGGATAGTCGGTAGCGCTGGTGGTTGATATGAGCCGACCGCGCTCCGGATATCGTCTTTTGCCCCCACAGCATCCAGCAATTTCGCAGCGCTCATTGGTGCCTTCGGCCGGCTCATAGGGCACCGCCCATATCATCGCCCCAACCACGATCATCGAAGTCTGGGCCCGATGCTGATCGCAGGGGAAACTGCTTCACGTTCGAGGCAGCAGCACGGACCTTGTCGTTGTTGACCCATTTAACCAACATGCCCACCCATTCAGCCTGGGTGTTGACCTGGTGCTGAGGTTCGTAGTGAGCAGTGAATGCGATACGAACTTCCTCGGTGAACAGATCAAGCGATAGCCCGCGGTGCAAAGCGTAGGTTTTCAGAAGAGTTTGATCCGGCACCCAATCGAGGGTCATTTCGCTGGGCATGCGAGGGTCGACGGGCTCAGACGCAGAGAGAGGTTCTTTATTCTTCTCTACATCTTCTTTAGGTAACGCGCCGCTAACGTTCGAAGCGTTAGTTTTACCGTTACTCGCTTTGTGGTTAGCCACTCGTTTTGCCGTGAGAAGCCTGTTTTTAGCGGTCTTCCCGTTGTGTCGGTCGAAATGCGGAAGGCTGATCACGCCATCGAGTTCGATCATCCAGGAGACCGACTTCATGTGCTCGCAGAAACCGATAACGCCAACAAGACGGTCGAGTAACTTTTTACTAACGCTCGGAGCGTTACCGTTTTCGGTTTGTTGGTCGAACCATCCCCACACACGCATCAACTTGCCGACAACGGCGTCAGGGTCGATATCGGCCAGGTCGGCGATCTGGCAGACCTCGGGCTTGTCCAGGGTGGTGAGTTCAAATTTGATCCAGTCGCCGGCCATTACGCGGCCTCCTGCATTAGTTCTGCGAGACGTGTAAGGCCCTTCGGGGTAACCATGGGATCGAATGCGGCTCGCTCAATGCCCGTTTCAGGATCGGGCTTCAAAGCGGTGACCTTGTGATTCATATGCCCAGAGCTAATGCGGGGCTGGTAAGCAATCCAGCGCTTGCAGCCATGTCGGCGATAGATCCATCGGTGCTGCTCCAGCCAAGCAAACAATCGAGACGGAGCGATACCAAGCTGCTTGGCGGCATCAGTGATGCAGATCGCGCCGCCGGCTGCCGCGAGACGCTTGATAGCAGCGACCTTCGGGGCTTGGTCAGAGATCAGTCGCTGCAGCTCCCCGTTCTTATCTGCCAAATCAGCGGCAAGTCGGAGGGCTTCGGGAAGGGATTGCGGAATCGTGACAACATGTCGTGACACGTTTTCCAGTTCACCCAGACGTGTCACGACACGATGACGAAGCGGGATGCTATAGCCGGTCAATAGGGTTTCAGTTAGGACGCGGTCAAGGTGGAATTCGGCGGTGTAACCTCGCCCATCCTTGGCCTCTTGGAGATGGCGCAGATCTGCGCCATCGTCGGCCAGCGCCTTGCGCATCACGCGGATGTCTCGGATGACGTCCTTGTGCTGCTTGCCGGTGAGATCGGCGATCTCCCGACTCGACATAGTGACCGTGTTGCTTGGAGCGACGATCGTGTTCATAATGGCCCCTCAAGTTGTTGCTGTTTAAGAAGCCGGTCTAGCCACCGGCTTTTTTTCGTCTTCGTTTTTTGTACTGGATGAATTAACAGCTAAAGCAATTCACTTTCGGTTTACTTCGCCAGCGTTGATAATTGCCACATCATCGGGCGAATAAACGGCTGGGAGACGATTTACGCAGCGGTCTTTTTGGCCTTCAGAACCTTCTTATGAAGGGCCACGATGGCCGTACCCACTTCGTAACGGGCACCTCCGCCTTTCGTGATTCTGAAAATGGTCGGCTGAGTCGTCTTGCATTGTTCGGCGATTCGAGCCTGGCTCCAGCCGTGCTGCGCCAACTCGGCCAGCATTTCTGTAATGGTCATAAGGGCCTACCAATGCGATTTGTAATATCTGCGATAATACGCAACCGAATTACAACAGGCAATACACTTCGACCTCCTTTAATACGCCGGGTCGAACAAATGACGATCGCAGTGCGGCTGCGCACAAAAATGCTGGAAAAGGATCTATCGGAAAACGAGCTTGGACGCCGTTCGGGCGTGCCCCAGCCAACGATTCATCGAATTTTGAACGGTGATAGCAGTACGCCAAGAAAGGCCACACTTGAAAAGCTCGCCCGCGCGCTTAGCGTCACACCTGAATGGTTGCTGTTTGGTCCTGCTCACGGGAATGTGCTATCTGTTGCGCAACCCTACAAGGAAGCCAAGGAGTATCCTTTGATTAGCTGGGTAGCTGCTGGTGTGTGGACGGAGTCTTGCGATAATGGACAGCCGTACGAAAGGATCGCATCTGACGTAAATGCTGGGCCGAACGGCTATTGGCTTGAGGTCCAGGGTGACTCCATGACCCCCGTTCAAGGGAATGGTTTTACGCCAGGTATGCGAGTGTTGATCAAGCCTGAAGGGTTCGATCTGGTCAGTGGTAAGTTCTATATTGCAAGGCTTCGGACCGATGGCGAGAAGACTTTGAAGCAGTACGTGCGTGATGCTGGAGTCGAGTACTTGAAGCCGCTTAATCCGGATTACCAGATGCTCGTAATGGATGAATCGGTAGAAATCATCGGCCGCGTGGTCGACGTGAAGTACCCCACCTCGTTTTTGTAGCGGCCTAACGCCACAGTCTGCCCCCATCCTCCAATCCAATATCCCCGCCGACAAGCGGGGATTTTTTTCATCCCCACAAAAATCTATTCGCTTTCGCATTAAAAAGTGTTGACCGTTTTAATTCGCAAACGTATTGTTTGTTCATCGCCGGATAACAACCGGCCAGATGGAAGGCAGCGATGAACCGGCCTCAACGGTTCAGAGGGTTGGCAACTGACCCGGGTGTGCAGCGTAAAGCACCGCAAACAGTTATCCGGCGGACTGAGTCGCGGTCGGACAAACAACTTGAACGAGCCCGTACCGCGCCAGCAGCGCCGAAGGGACGCGGAAAGTTTCACTGATGCACCTGGTTGGACGGGTGCATTGGGAAAACAACCGGGAGTCACGACGATGGCAGAGACAATCATCAGCGGCGATTGGCAAGGGTTTCTCGGTCGTGGATTAGCGCCCCGAGAAATTCAATTCCTTCTTTTGGTTGCCCAGGGACTTACGGCAAAAGAAATCGCAAAGGACTTCGGGCTTGCCCCAAGCAGCGTAGCCAAAAGGCTTTCCAGTGTGATGTTCAAGCTCGGCGTACACAGGCAGTCAGCAATGATTGCAGAGGCTATGAAGCGTCAGATCATTTGCCCGGTCTGTGTCGTGCTTGCGGTGATAGCCATTCACTCAATGATCGACGATCAGGCGTTTCGCCCTGAACGAAGAGTGCTCGATCGACGTATTCAGCACCTCAGTTAGTGAAGCCTGGCGACAACAGGAATTGGGAAAACTACCGGGAGTAACAACTATGGAAACTGAAATCTCAAATGGCGCATGGAAGGGTCACCTCGGACGCGGCCTGGCGCCGCGAGAGCTTCAGTTCCTGTTGTGGGTTGCCTTGGGGCTGACCGCGAAGGAAATAGCACGGGAAGCCGGCATAGCGCCGAGCACCGTTGCGAAACGCCTCACCAACGCAATGTTCAAGCTCGGCGTAACCCGCCGGGCCGCCCTGGTCGCCGAGGCAATGCGCCGGCAGATCATCTCCCCGATGTGCTTTGTTCTGGCTGCGCTCATGGCCATGAACGCCGTAGCAAACATCCAGTCAGTCGAACCCGCTCGCCGTGACCGTCGACCACCTTCGGTTCGGATTGCCCAGATACGAATCACCCGCCGCTCCGAAACGCTTGAAGCCGCATAACTCAACCAGAAAGGAAAAATCATGATCGAACTCGGACAGAAAGCAGAAGACAAGATCACCGGCTTCTACGGAACCATCATCGGCCGCGCACAGTACCTCACTGGTTGCGATCAGTACTGCCTGTCGCCTCCGATCCGCCAGGGCATTAACGAGGTGCAGAAGTCGGAGTGGTTCGACGAGGGCCGCATCAAGATTCTCGGGCCGGGCTTGAGTGCCGCCGATGTGGCCGGGCCGGCACCGGGTGGACCTCAGCGAGACGCACCGCGCCGCTGATGGACAGCATCACTGCTGCACCTTGGCAACAGGGTGCATCGGGATGCAACCCCAACCCAGAGGAATCACCATGTTCGGCAAACTGTTTGGCAAGAAATCCGGCGAAGCCCGTCAGGCCCTGGCCGTGATGACCAACCGCGATCTGATGCAGGCTTCGGTCTACGGCGTGTTCTATGTCGCTTCCGCTGATGGCGACATCGAAAAGGAAGAGCTCGAAAAGATCGAGAAGCTGATCAACAACTCGGCCGCCCTGAAAGGCTTCGGCGCCGAGCTGAGCAATACCATCGACCGCGCCAAGGCCGACTTCAACGACGGTGGCCCCCGCATCATCCGCCAGAACGCCGAAAAGGAACTGAAGGACCTGGCCCACAGCGTCGACGACGCGGCCACCGTCCTGAACTTCATGCTCACCGTGGCAGAAGCCGACGGCGAGATCGAACCAGCAGAAATGGCAGTGCTGGAAAAGGCCGCCAAGATCATGAACCTCAACCTCAAAGACTACCTGTAGTCATGTTCGGCAGGTTCAGCAACAAAGCGCGCTCGCTGGCAGCCTACGGGCTCGCTGGCGGTGTCGTCTTCGTCGACTCAGCAAGCCGGATCCTCTCAATGGTTGGCGACCTGGTGCTGGTCGCGTTGCTCTTGATGGTTCTGATGGTAGGCAAGGAGAAAGAGAAGTGACGCCAATCCTCAAAACAGCAGCTCAGTACATTCGCAATACCGCCGGTAACGCAACGCTGGATCACTTTAACGAAGACCACGAGCCGGTCGGCCCGAGGCTCTGGGCAGATCTTGAGCGTGAAGGCTTCGCTCATGTTGCCGCCGGGAAGGTGACCCTCACCGATAAAGGCAACGCGGCGCTTGACGAAAAACCGTTCTGACCGGCACGCATCACTTCTGCCCATTCACTGAGTGGGCAGCGGGATGCGGACGAAGCCCCGGCTTATACCGGCCACCTGCACTCACCAACTAACCCGGCACGGAGGATTGGCAGCCATGTGAACTTCAGATACCTACCCGGCCCTCATGGCTCAGTAGGCTCGAAACATAAGTGGTAAAGCCCGGTTCCGATCGGGCTTTTTTACGCCTGCCTTTACTCGTCAGCACTCTCCCCTGCGCCCAACGGCAACCAGCAGACCGGCCGAGTGCTGACGAATACACGCACCCCACACCGAGGGATCAGCCATGCAAATGCACCCACTGATGCAAGCGCGAGTCGAAGGCAACATTGCCCTGACCATCCGCGCAACGGCGGCCACCGCCGAGTTCTACGCAATGATCGGCAAGACTGCACCGGTAAGCACTGTTCGCTTCCAGGTCGTCACCAAGGGCGACAACGCCTATCACGTCATCGAGCGATCCACCGGCAAAGTGAAGGGGTTCCGCTTCACCTGGCGGGCAGCAATCAATCTGGCGCAGGTGCTGGAAGCGCGGGCCGACGGTGTGAAGGTGAACATCGAGGGCTGGGGCAAATGATCGGCGTACCAATGCCCAACCCGCGAGACTCAATCGTCGCGAACTTGAATCAGCAGCTGGAGCAGTACTTCGGCGCAGGCAAACCGGTGCAGGAAATTGCGCCGGGCGTCAGTGGTGAAAAGGCGGCCATGTTCGGCACCTCTCACAGCAACAAGCTGCGTGTAGAGAGGGACAAGATAGCGCCCAGGCTGAAGGAGTTAGCCGAGGCCGGCACACCCGTTGCCAAGGCCGCTAAAGAGTGCGGCATGGAAGCCAAGCGCGCCCGGCTCATCGCTCGGGAAAACGGCTTCAAGTTCACATCATGAAGCGACTCAGCAACCAGGTGCGCCAGCGCCGACGACAGACATGGCTGGATCTACCGGCCCACGGAATTGAAGAGGCAGGCCATGGCCAAGAGCAACGCGGACATTCAGAAGGACAAGCGCGCCAAGGAGCGTGCCCTGCTGGATCGGATCGGCGCCGAGAAGCGCACACTGATTGTGTCGAAGGCGCTTGCTGATGCACTTGAGGTGTTGGGCGAGCGTCACGACTTCGAGGAATGGCAGGAGACGGTAACGACTTTCATGATCAACCTCGCCGCCGCGCCGACCGAAGAATCAGCCCGCTTTGCCAACATGTCGCGACACGAAATCACGATCAGTGAAAACATGTCGCGAAAGTTGGAGCTGGCCTACAACCGCGAAGCACTGCGCAGCCTCGACGATTAGCTCAACTTCAATTTCAGATGCTGCAAGTAACTTGCTGCTTCGGTTTTTTCAGTTGTACCGGGCGGGCCGTCGCTTCCAAAGATGGACCCATGTGCCGACTCGAAAATAGATTCGGTTGGCAGCGTCATTGGGCTTTTCTTCAATACAGCAATAAGCAGGTGTTCCAAGGCATCTATTTGGGCTTGCTGACTCATGTCGAACTCCTTGACCCGGCCCCTTGCCGGTCATCCGTAATACCTCACCACAACCAAAATTACCACTGCCGCATCCGGCCACGGAGGGCGGCGCCTACCTGAGGTAACCGCATGAAACCCGAAATGATCACCCTGAAGCACGGCGACGCAACGATCAAGATGCCTGCGTCTTCGCTGGCCAAGCTCGCACTGGCCAGCACGTTTGCCTTGGTGCTGCCGCCGGCGGCCAACGTTCAACCGATCACCGCTTACTCGGTGCCAGCGCTGGGTGCTGAGTGGCCAGGCCAAGGCGGCTTCAACGGTGGACTGGTGGCGGCGCGTGGCGATGTCCCGGCGCACTACCTGATCATCGCAAAGGAAGACATCGGCACACACGAGTGGGGCGGTCGTGGCAAAGAGTCGGGCGCCACGAGCAAGACCGATGGCCGCGCTAATACCAAGGCACTACACGGCGGCGATCGCGACGATCATCCAGCCGCAGACGCCTGCGTTGAATACCAGGCTGATGGTCACAATGACTTCTATCTGCCCGCCTGCGCAGAGCTGTACCACTGCTGGGTGAACGTGCCTGAACTGTTCGCGAAGGACACCTGGTACTGGTCGAGTTCGCAGCGCTCCGCCTACGGCGCATTCTTCATGTACTTCGATGATGGCCTTCAGGACGACTACGCCAAGGACAACGAGCTCCGTGTCCGCCCCGTCCGCAGATTCTTTATTTAATCCTTCAATCATTCGTTCTTGATCGGCACCGGGCGCAGCAGCGCCTTTTTTGTTGCCTTCGAAAAGAGGAAAGACCATGTCCGCAGTTGAGAAAGCAGCACCAGCAGTGACCATCCCGGAAATCGGCCAGCCGTTCGGCGGCGGGTTCTTCAGCGGCATTACCCGTGACCCGGACACTGGCAAGCGCTACCTGAACATCACCGCCGGCGCCGAGCGCGAACTGAGCGGTGCCTGGGGCGAATACGGCGAGAAGATCGAAGGCGCTGACAGCTTCACCAACAGCCGCGCCAACACCGAGGCGATGGCGGCCGCTGGTAGCGAGTTGGCACAGCAGGTGCTGGCTTTGGATATCGGCGGCTTCACTGACTGGGCGATCCCGGCCCGCGACGTGCAGGAGCTGCAATACCGCCACTTCAAACCGACCGTCGAAGCGAACTGGCAGTACGGTCGCAGCGGTGACAACCCGAACAGCGAGCCTGTCGGCCTGCTGCACACCGAGGAATCTCCAGTGCAGACCACGCTGGAAGCCTTCCAAGCTGGTGGTGCCGAAGCCTTCAAGCCAACCTGGTACTGGTCGAGTTCGCAGCGCTCCGCCTACTACGCGTTCAACATGTACTTCGCTGATGGCAATCAGGGCAACGACGTCAAGCACAACGAGCTCCGTGTCCGCCCCGTCCGCAGTCAATTGATTGATTAATTCGCTTATTTAATCCGGCCGCTTGCGGCCGGTTGCTCTTGGAGAGCGAGCCTAATGGCAATGCACACGGATTTGCAGATCTACAAAGTTTCACTGGGCCTGCTCCAGATGGCCACGAACCTCACTCGTAACATTCCCCGAGACCTGAAGCAGTCGCTCGGGAAGCGCGTCATCGATGAGTGCATCGACGTGCTGATGTTGATCGCTCGGGCCAACTCGACGCCTGACAAGCGCCCACACCTGACCTTGCTGGTCGAGAAGGTCCAGGTGATCGAGTTCCTGATGCGGCTTTTCAAAGAGAGTCGATTCATCAGCGTTCCGCAGCACGCCAATGCAATAGAGGTCACCACCTCGATTGGCAAACAGGCCAACGCCTGGAAACGCTCCACCCCAACCGCGCCCGCCACCTGAGAGTTACGGCTTTCAGGTCTGTGCGAATTGAATCTGGTCGTGCCGCTGACCTCTGGGTCACCGCCATGCGCATCAGAGATACCGACGGTCTAAAGCGTCCGTGCAGGTCTCGCGCAGTTTCCTCGCTGATCGGCTCTGCCTTCGGCTTGGCGACGTAGATAGCACGATAGGTCGCAGCGCTCCGCCAACAACGCATTCAACATGAACTTCGATGATGGCAATCAGAACAACAACGACAAGAACAACGAGCTCCGTGTCCGCCCCGTCCGCAGATTCGACTGTTGGTCCCTACCCGTTCAGCGAACTTGTTCAGGCCTATTACGACTGCCGCCGCACGAAGCGCAACAGCGCCAGCGCGCTGGCTTTCGAAATGGACTTGGAGAGCAACCTGATCAAGCTTCACGACGACCTGATAGCCGGCTCATACCGGCCAGGCCGCTCGATATGCTTCGTGGTCACTCGACCGAAAGCCCGCGAGGTTTGGGCTGCCGCTTTCCGGGACCGCGTCGTTCATCACCTGCTGTACAACCGTGTGGCACCGCGCTTCTACGCCAGCTTCATAGCGGACAGTTGCGCATGCATTCCCGGGCGCGGCACGTTGTACGCCGCAACACGGCTTGAGGCGAAGATCCGCAGCGCCAGCCAGAACTGGTCGAAGCCGCTCTTCTACCTCAAGTGCGACCTGGCCAACTTCTTCGTCGCGATCGACAAAGAGGTTCTGCGCAAGCAGTTGGCCGCCAAGATCACTGAGCCATGGTGGCTGGAACTCGCCGAACAGATCCTGATGCACGACCCTCGAGAAGACTACGAGGTGCGCAGCCCGGCCCATCTGTTCAATCGGGTGCCGCAGCACAAACGCCTAACCGCCCAACCTGCGCACCTCGGACTGCCGATCGGCAACCTGTCGTCGCAGTTCTTCGCCAACGTCTACCTCGACGCACTGGACCAGTTCGCCAAGCACAAGCTCGGCGCCAAGCATTACGTCCGCTACGTCGATGACTTCGTGTTCCTGCATGAGTCACCGCAACAACTCAACGCCTGGCTGGCAGAGGTCGAAGCATTCCTGCCCAGCCTCGGCGCCAAACTGAACCCAACAAAGACGATCCTACAACCAGTGGATCGAGGTCTCGACTTCGTTGGCCACGTCATCAAGCCTTGGCGGCGTTCAACCCGGAAGCGATCGATGGCCCAGGCATTGAAGCGAACAGCCGCGGCGCCCGCCGAGGATCTTCGCGAAACCGCAAACAGTTACTTCGGCTTGCTCAGCCAAGCCAGCCACAGCGAGAAAGACCGGGCAGCACTGGCCCGCGTCGTCCTGAAGCGCGGCCACACAGTCAATGGCGCACTGACAAAAACCTATCCAAGGAAATGAGGATCTTCGGAATGATCAATCTCTTCTGGCGCCTGGTCGCCAAGCTGCTTGCACAACCGGCTATCGCCGACTGGCTGATCGCCCGCGCCAAGCGAACCCCGTATCTGCACATCATGTCCGCCGACGGCACCGAGATGTACATGGGTCGCTGGTGGCTGTTCAACCCCTACAGCCGGGAGACGCACAAGCCGGCGCTTTGGTGGTTCCCGTGGTCGTTCCGCATCCACCACATCATGCGGCCGGACGAAGACCGGGATCTGCATGACCACCCATGGAACGCGAGGACGATCATCCTGCGTGGCTGTTACACGGAGCAGCGACTGCTCGATCACGAAGACCCTGCGCTGTTCGGACTTAATGTTCCAGCCAACGCCCAGGCCACCGAGTACATCGACCGCCAACCGGGCGACACCGCGCAGCTGCTGCACGGCGAGTATCACCGCATCGACAAGGTATTCCACGAAGGCGTCATCACCCTCTTCATCACCAGCAAGTGGCGTGGTGACTGGGGGTTTCTGGTCAACGGTGTCAAGGTTCCTTGGCGCACCTACACAGGCACGGACAATTGAAGAGGACTTTCAAGGTGAGCGAACCAAAAGTGATTTACCTCGGCCCGGCCTGCGAGACTGGTCAAGGTGACGGCAGGACCTGGGCAGAGGACAACCCTTGGCCGGACTGTGAATGCGGTCACCGCCCAGTGCAGTACGTGCTCGGCGAAACCTTCAATCGGATGAAGGCCGAACGTGACGCCCTGCAGCTGCGCCTGAACGCAGCGGATCAGCGGATTGATGAGCTTACCGCTCAGCACCATAGCGAGGACTCGCTCGATATGGTCGCGCCATCCCGCGAAATCCCCGGCACATCGGGCATGCGCCTGAACATGCTGGCCAACCAGGGTGAATGACCATGGCCGACTTCAGAAGGAAGCGTGACGGCTCGCTGTACTCGACCAACAAGGTTGTTTGCCGACGCCCAGGCTTCAGTCACTGGGGCGACTGCTACAGGCTTGTGCCGATCTGGGAAGGCCGAACGCATTACAAGACGGTCGTCGCGTTCAACCGAGAGTTCATCACTCTCGCAGGTGAAAAACCATGAAGCGGTTCTTCCGGCGCAAGTTCGAGGCCTGGCTGATTTTGCTGGCAGCGAAGATCCTGATCGACCGCAACGTCCAGCGCGCCGCCGTAGTGTCCCGCCGCGACAACAACGACATGTGGGGAATGGCCGAGCAGCTCGAAGCCATCGCCAAGCGCATCAGCACCAACTACCCGTAACTCCCTCCCCCTTCAAAGTCAGCCGCTATAGCGGCAAAGGATTTCCCATGCCTGACGAAAAGATAACGTTCGTAAACGGTGCACCGGCCAAGTGCGGCTGCCAGATGAAGTTCAGCTCGGGCGGCGGTGATTATTCCGACGTGATCTGGGTGACGCCGTGCCCTACGCACAGCCCCAAACCTTTCGGGCCTATGGAAGTAAAGCGCGACCACAACGGCTGGTGGTGGCATCAAGGCATCCCTGATTTTGGCGGAACCGAGGATCCTGCCCCATACCATGCGTGGCTGGCTGAGCAGGGGCTGGAGCTTCGATATTGGAGCATGGAGCGGGATCTTGATTCGCACCCTTACTGGGATGGAACGGTCGGCTGCGAGGGATGCGTCGGATGGGACCCTAAGTCGCCTGGGCCCGAATGGTTTCTGCTTGGCATCTTCGACACGGAAGACGGCCCGCACGTGCACTGGGCACGGAGGGTAACGCCATGATCATCGATGACGTGATGTCCGACAAAATCACCCTGCACGGCCTCGGCTTTGTGCAGGTCCAGCTCCAGGGCAATCAGCGCCTGCACGTCTGGCACCCTGAGTTGCCGCGCCGGGCTTGCTTCGAGCACTCGGCAATCCATGACCACCGCTTCGACTTCGTGTCGCGCGTATTGGTTGGCGAGCAGCGCAACATCGAGTACGCAGATGTCTGGAAGGACGAAGGCGACTACGTGATGTATCTGCACGAAGGAGCCAGGACAGAGAAAGGCGGCCGCCCATGGGTCCCGGATGGCCGAACCGACATGGTTGCCCTCTTCGACAATGTTATCCGCGCCGGACAGAGCTACAAACAGGGAGCCTACAAGTACCACCGCACCGAGCCGCAGGGTGATGGCAGGGTGGCAACGATCATGCAGAAAATGTACGAGGGGCAGAAAGGTGCTCACTCAACCTGCCGTGTCGGTGTGGCGCCTGACAGTGACTTCGACCGCTTTCAATGGTCACCAGCCCGGCTTTGGGAAGTCGTTAGCGATGTGCTGCTCGGCCAGCAGGTGACGCCATGATCCTCCCCGCCCTCGCCTACATGGCCTGGCTCATCTACTCGGGGCCACGGCGATGAGTGAATACGAACTCTATCTCGGCGACTGCTTGGAGGTGATGAAGCACTTGCCAGACGCCAGCATCGACATGGTGTTGGCCGATCTGCCCTACGGCACGACTCAATGCGCCTGGGACACCGTCATCCCGCTCGAACCCCTCTGGCGGGAATACCTACGGATCGCCAAACCAGAAGCGGCAATCGTGCTGTGCGCCGCCCAGCCGTTCGCCTCGATGCTGGTGGCGAGCAACCCGAAGTTCTACCGGTATGAGTGGATTTGGGAGAAAGGCAACGCCACCGGATTTCTGAACGCCAAGAAGCAGCCGCTCCGGGCGCACGAAAGCGCTCAGGTCTTCTATCGCCAGCAGCCGGTGTACAACCCGCAGATGTCGAGCGGGCATGAACGCAAGACAAGTAAACGGAAGACGGTCAATTCGGAGTGTTACGGCAAAGCCTTGGCCCTCACTGAATATGACTCAACGGAGCGATACCCACGCTCGGTGCAGTTCTTCTCCAGCGACAAGCAGGCCGGCAGTTTCCACCCGACACAGAAGCCGGTTGCGTGGATGTCTTTCCTAATCAGCACCTACACCAGACCCAGCCAAGTAGTGCTGGATAACACGATGGGCAGCGGCACCACCGGCGTGGCGTGCATGCAACTGGGACGGCGGTTCATCGGTATCGAGCAGGACCGCAAGATCTGCGATACCGCCCACGAGCGGATCGCTGACGCCATCACCATTCGCGATACCCCCGTACCACAAATCGATTTATTCGAAACAGCCTAGCCCCTCTTCCACCTACCAGCCTGCCGGTGAACGGCGGGCGAAGGACTTCTGCGCATGAAAATCAACACCGGCGGTTCCAGCGTCACCATCGACGGCCGCACATTCACAGGCCGCAGCATCAGCATCAATGGCGACAAGGTCGTAATCGACGGAGTCGAGCAGGAAGGCACTCTGGTCGGCCCGGTCAGCGTCGTGGTCAACGGTAATGCGGACTCTGTCGAGACTGGATCCGGCAAAGTCGAGATCACCGGCTCAGCCGGACGCGTCAAGACAATGAGCGGTGACGTCCGATGCGGCGACGTGCGCGGCGACGTCGGCACCATGTCGGGCGATGTGACCTGCACCGCGATCAGCGGAAGCGTCAAGACGATGTCCGGCGACATCATTGGCGGCTCGAAGCGCTAAACCATCCCCACCTTCTGCCGCCACGCGGCGCGGAGCATCATCATGGCAAAAGTTCTGGCCCAGATTACGGTCAAGTTGCCGCGCCTCATGGAGGCAGGCGAATACAGAAAGCTGCGGTACGTCGGCGGCAAGCCGAGCCTGCAACAATTGAAAAGATGGATCGAGGAAGGCGAAGTGATTGGAGAGGTAAAAGGCGGGATGTATTTCGTCGATGTTCAGGCGGCAGTCATGGGTTCGAGTGACCCACTGCTGGCCAAGATGCTGGAGATAGGCTGATGGCTGCCCGGCCGCGCACGCTTCAAAACAGGAAGTTGCCGCCAAACCTTTACCCGAACGGGAAGTATTGGCGGTACCGCAACCCCATCACCGGTGTGATGACCAGCATCAACCGGCCGTTGGAGGAGGCAATCAAGTTGGCCAGGGCCGCCAACCTGAAATTCGCGGAACTAGTGGTCGATGACGGTTCACTGCTCGCCCTTCTGACCGGCGACCGCTTGCCGATCGTGAGCAACCTTCTGAAACGCTTCGAAGAGGAATGGCTGCCAGAAAAAACTTACGCCGTTCGTACCTTGGAGGAAATCAAATTCAAGCTTGAACGGTACCGGCAGGACCTGGGTGATCGGCTGATCGGGCAGATGGATGTGCTGGCAATGGCCGAATACCTCGACCAGTTCAGCAACAACGCCTACACGAAGCACCGCGGGCTCTGGGTTCAGATCTTCGCCTTTGCCGTGGCCAAGGGTCTGGCTGAGCGCAACAACGCCGAACTGACGCTCGTGAAGAAGGAAGCGGAGAAGAAGCGCCAGCGGCACACGCTCGACGGACTAAAAATGATCATCGCCGCCGCGACCACGCCGCCTTGGCTGAAGCGTGCAATCCGCCTGGCACTGGCCAGCCTTCAGCGCCGAGACGACATCGTCACTTGGTTGAAGTCGGCTGTCGACATGGATAAGAACACGCTGACGGTGTCGCCCGGAAAGACTCAGGGCTACGACAACCCGGTTCACCTGAAGATCACCATGGGCGCAGCGCTGCGCGAGGTTGTCGGTGAGTGCCTGCGGTCGCCGATCGTGTCGCCGTACCTGATCCACTACAAGCCGAAAGCCCGGCGCCGGGAACAGATCGACGCCAAGGACCACTGGACGTCAGTGACCCCGGACTACCTGACCAAGGAGTTCAGCAAGGCCCGGGATGCGGCACACGCTTACGACCACGTGCCGGCCGGCGAGCGCCCCACTTTTCACGAGATCCGCGCTTTAGGAGCGTGGCTGTACGAACAGCAAAATTTCCCGCAGGAATACATTCAGGCTTTGATGGGTCATGCGGACGAGAAGATGACGAAGCACTATCAAGAGGGGCACGACGAAAAGAAGATCGAGTATCTGGAGGTGGGCGCCGAATTGGCGTTCTGAGGTGGGAGTTTTGCAAAAGTTTTGCAAAAGTTTTGCAAATCGCAGAAAGCAAAAAGGGGTCACCGTTTCCGGTGACCCCTCTAGACCGCCCAGCAGAGCGGATTTTGTTTGGTAGGCGCGATTGGACTCGAACCAACGACCCCCACCATGTCAAGGTGGTGCTCTAACCAACTGAGCTACGTGCCTGCTGTGAGGCGGCATT